GCGATGGCCCGCACGATGGACAAATTAAAAAAACGGAAATTCCCCAGTAACGGCTCTCTGGGAACAACGATCGCATTCGCCCCGATAGAAAATCTGCTCAAAAATGGCGAGTCGTGAAAAAGGTTTAAAAAGCAGCGTTGTTTACCGTTGTCAGCGTTGTAACCCTTGCTGTATAAGGGGTGTGGCTTACAACGGTATAATCCCTTTTTCTTATAAAAAAAAAGAGGGTATAGATTAAAAGCCTTATGTAGCAAGCTTTTTCACCGACAACGCTGCCGACAACGGTGCTGACAACGGTGCTGACAACGCTGCCCCAACGATGCCAACAAAAAGCGACCCGTTCGGATCGCCGGTGATCATGACAGGAAAATCTTAATTAGTTTAAATCGTCGGGTAAATCGGCAAATTTAAGCCCAATTTTACCTATTTCTTTCTCCAAAGCTTTAATTTGCCGCAAAGTAAAAGAAGCTTTTTTCGTGTACCCAGTTTCCCATCGGGCCACTGAGCTTCGGTTGACTCCTAGTCTCTTGGCAAACTCTTCTTGACTTATGCCCAATGCTTGTCTGATCTGCTTCAAGATATTTTCTTTAGAATTTAACTTGACTTTTACTACCAGTTCCATTATACAATAATTGTAGCGAATCGCTACAGGTTGAGTACAGGGGAACTAGGCGATTATTCCCTAGTAAGAAAGCGATCGCCTGTTTCCCTAATTCCCTGTGGATGTCAGTCTGAGGGGGATTTAGATTAATTCTAATCGAAGTTAATCGAAGTTAATCAAGGTTAAAGGAGGGTGATGGCTATGGCTTGTTAGTGCTTATTGAAGATTATCTCCTACGTATATGTGTTGGGCGGATTTCCGCCCTCTTTTTCACAATGAAAGGAAAAATTTTGGAACTTAGGATCGGGAATTTTTTGGTATTTGTGGAAAGCGACGCCCATCGATTTCCCGTATGGGCCGAGCGATCTATTAAAAATAGATTCCTAGCCTTCGGGCTTGGCGGGGTGTGGGATGGCAGATATCAAGCTTGGATTTTCCCGAATTCCCCGTCCCGAATTCATTTTTGCTTTTTAACTGGCCATTGGGATGAGCATCTGGAAAATGAGCCGAAATTATGGGAATTCGAGCGTCAACAAGCTTTGGCTAGGGCTAGGACAAGGCTCTCTGTCCGATATCTTTCTCAAAAGACTTTCGATTCTATTTTGGATGATTTATCTGATGAAGAACTGGATGCAATCCCTTTTTAGTAGAGGTAAAAATGGCTAAAAAATCGAGAATTGACAAACAAATCGAAAAAGAAGAAAAAGAGTACAAATTTCGGCGCGGGCTTGCCGCAATGCAGGAGCGTCGCCGCTCTTTAGAAAATTTACAGCGCATCAAAGAAGAGCATCAATCATACGTTGCCCAACACGGACGCACTTGGCTAGATCATTCTCATAAACACTAGCAGCAGAAACCCCTCGCAGGTTTGGTGGCGAGGGGTTTCATCCGTTTCATTCACTTCTATATAATACCATGAACACTTTATATCCGCAATCTTTTTTCGAAAAACTTCCTGATGATCGGCATTTGAACGAATGGCTTAATTCTGGCGTATCACCCGAAATAATTGCATCTAATGTGATTACTTGCAGTGGTGATAATGCCTATGAGCGCCTGCTTTATGGTCTTGATAAATCCGAGCGGATAAATACAGGCCGGCTACGGGAAAAATGGCTTAAGAGATATGATCACCTCGATCACGGTGGCTGGTGGTGTGGTGGGATTGATCTAACCACCCTTGATGATTCCCAATGGGGATGCTTCAAGCCGGATCGCCCGAAGCTTAATCAAGGCAAGGCTTTAAAATACGAGGCTCCCCCCAATTGCCGCGCCGGGATTTTTGCCTTGAAAGTGGAAGGAAAAGCCTTAGAAAAATTTCCCGAATGCCCGAAAAATCAGAAATTTTGGGAGTGGGTGCTAGAGAATTCCATCCCGATAGTGATTACTGAGGGGGCTAAAAAAGCCGGGGCCATTCTTAGTCAGGGTCGGGTAGCGATTGCCCTATCGGGAATTTACAATTTTTCCGATGATGGATTGCTTAAGCCAGAAATCTACAAGCTAATTCGGCCGGGCCGAGAGTTTATAATTGCTTTTGATCAAGATAAGCGTTGGCACGTCCGCAATAATGTCACTGCGGCCTTGAAAAAGCTGTCCGAGCAGCTTCAAGATTATGGGGCGACGGTTTCCATCCTCAATTGGGAATTCGAGGCTGGTAAGGGGATCGATGATTTTATCGCTCTCAATGGCCCGGGCGAATTTTCCGAATTAATCCAAAATCGGCTAGAGATAGCTGAATACTTAGAAAATCACGGGCAAGCCTACGAATGCAAGCGCATAGATCACTTTGCCAAATTTTTAGACACTCAGGTCAAAAATCTAGAATATAATCTCCTGATTGAACGGGTAGAGTGGAAAGGTAAGCCGATTGAGTTATCCGGAGAGCTTCAGTTTAGACTACTTCACGAGTACAATGTGATCGCTTCAGAACACATGATAATCAATGGGTTCCTCTATAAGGCTAAACAAAATGCTTATCACCCCGTTCGGCGATACTTGGCTAGTTTGGAAAATACTCCCCAAGTCAGCATCGATGATCTCTCGCGGCGATACTTTGGCACTACTGATCCTTTCTATGATTTATTGGTAAAAAAATGGCTGATCGGAGCCGTGGCGCGAGTTTTCGAGCCGGGCTGTCAGTTTGATAATGCTCTGATCTTGCAAGGTGAGCAGTGGGCTGGGAAATCTCAATTTTTTAAGGTTTTGGGGGGCAAATTTTTTGATGATTCTTTTGGCTCAAATGTCGAGGCTGCGAAGTCTTTGATGACGTTACACCGGTGCTGGATCCAGGAGTGGGCCGAATTTGACAAAGTAACTGGTAAACAGGATTTTAATGCGATCAAAGATTTTTTGACTCGGCAATCCGACAACTTCGTGAGACAGTACGGCCGAGAATCTATCGAGCATCCCCGGATGTCGGTCATGGCCGGGTCGATCAATCCCTCCGCTTTCCTGAAAGATGCCACTGGAGATCGGAGGTTTTGGGTAATCCCTCTCGCTAAAGGATGGATCGTGCCAACTGAGCAGCTTCGGTCCGAAAGGGATCAGATATGGGCCGCAGCCGTGGCCGCTTATCGGGCCGGAGAGAGCCGCTATTTAAGCCGTGAGGAGTACGAAATTCACAAAAGAGTAAATGAGCAGTTTCGCGATAGTGATATTTGGCTATCTGCCATTGAAAATTGGCTTATAGATCAAGAAATTCAGCGATTTTCAATCGAGCGAATATTGCTTGAGTGCTTAGGCTTTACTCTTGATAAGATAGATACTAAGAGCCGCAATCGCATCAGGGATTGCTTGATTTCTCTAGGATGCACGCCATTGGGGAGCCGTCGGGAATCAGAATACGATGGTAAGGCTCGTCGGGTATGGCAATCCCCCGAAAAATTTCCCTCTCAAGTTGTAATAGACGAGCCTGACAACGGTGACAACGGTGACAACGGTAGCGACAACGGTAGCGTTGTAGTCCAGAACCCAGACACAGCAAGGGTTACAACGGTGACAACGCTTGACAACGGCAAAAAAGCAAACTTTTTTCAATCTCAAAACAACGGCAAAATTCCTGATCCTGATCCTGTAGAGGAAGCCGAGGAATCCTACGAAGCGGGCCTCATACGAGAGATTGGCTTGATCTTTGATCGCTTGCAGTGGGATAAGTATCGGATTGATCATTTTCTTTTTACCAGATATGACGAGAGCCATTTGGAATTTCTATCCCGATCAGACTTGATCGACGCTGCAGATTTATTGATTAAAATAGAGGAAAAATCAAATGGAAAAAATAACTATTCACTGGAAAACAACAAAAGAAATTGCTGAAAATCTAGGCGTATCAAGATACAAAGTGCTAAAATGGGTTCGCTCAGGAATATTTAAGCCCGGAACCCATTATCGGAATATTTCCTTTGACGGCAAAAGGGCAACTTACCGATTCGATCTAGAAAAAATTAATCAATTATTTGAGACTTAATATGGGTGTACCACCGAGTTTTTTAGGATCCAATACTCAAGCGGGATTAGGTAGCGCGATTACCCTTTCCCCTTCTAAGCGATATTTGGTAATCGATTGGGAGGATGTGGATCAGGCTATTAATTCGCAGTCCGCAACTCCTGATAATTTGGAGGATTGGATAGCGGCGATCAATTATGCGCTGGTCGATAAATCTCTGGAAGATACCAATCCTCAGTCAGGGGCGAAAATCACACCAGGCCGAAGATTTTTGACTCAAATAAATGGGAAGGGACTCGATAATGGCATTTTTGAATCAGGCGTGAATTTAGTGGCTTATCAGATCACCACAACTATCTACGCTCCCGATCCTTCCCCCGAACGTCCCCCAGCATCCGATCTCGAATGCCGTATGCTCCCCCGCTAATTAAGCCTCCCCTTCCCCCTTTACGCCCACCGGCCCCTTTTCCCTTTCGGCCGCCAGGGCCGAATCGGCTGCCACCTACGCAAACCGCTCCCATCTTCTCACCGCCTACTTTGTTACCGCCTACGGATAGAGACTTAAAAGGAACAGTTTGTATTTATGCTAATACTCCCATCTGGGAGCTTAAGAAAATTCGGTACAAGTATCCGGGAGAAAGTTGGCAAGAAATAGCGGGGGATAGATTTACTTTAGAAAATCTATCCCCAGAATGGAATCCTTTACCTGATGTTTGGTATGCTGTTCATTTTCAAGGTATTCATTTCATTTCTGGTGATATCGTATCAGAGATTGCAACATTTCAAGGAGGATTTGTTCTAGTTCCTACTCTATATTGGGGGGAATGGGTATGGTCTGGCCCTTTTGACTCCTACGTTGTAAGAGGTACGAGCTATGCAGTGCTTCATCGCAATGGAACTGTAGATGCAGGCGGTTTTATTGGTGGCGGCCGGGGAATGACTGAATGGCCTACTGGTCTTAATTACAATAAACCTCCCTCTCGTTACAATGATATTAGACTTGGATCTTTTTCTATCACTAAAGTTGTTCGTATCAGCGATGGGCAAGAAATCCCTCCGATAACTAAATGTGTTTTTAAAGTATTCGATGTTTTTGATCAAGAAATTCTATCAATCACTAGAGATGTTTGCCCGGAGGTGATGATAGTCCCAGAAAGATGCTATTATAAGGCTGAAAATGAAAGATTAGTCCGAAAAGTCAATGTCGGCTTTTTTCAAAATCTAAGAACTGAATATAATGGCAATTGTGCTACCGTTTGGCTTGATGCCCCACCTTTAGAGTTTGCTACGGAAATGTACAAAGAATGCTCTGATAATCCTAATTGTCCCCCCCCTCGAATTCGGTTCGATAAAAAATGCGAGGAAAAATGCGAACAATGCCCCCCAGGAACTACCATTAAAGTATTATTGGGAAATCGGATCGCTTGTGTAGATGCTTTTGGGTGTGTGTTAAAAACTGTAAAATTCAAGCCGGGCTGTAATAATTATGATTGTATTTGTGGCTAATTTTATTCCCCTATTGATGATTAATTACTTGATTTTTTCAAATAAATCTACCAAGGCGTTGGTTGGATATACTTTGTTACAAATTTATATTTTATATTTAATTAATTATGGCTAATTGTGTTTTTAAGGGTCCCAAAGGAGATCCGGGGCAACCTGGGAAAGATGGAAAAAACGGGATAAACGGAAAAAACGGGATAGACGGAAAAAACGGGAAAGACGGAAAAAACGGGATAGACGGAAAAAACGGGAAAGACGGAAAAAACGGGAAAGATGGAAAAAACGGGATAGACGGAAAAAACGGGAAAGATGGGAAAAACGGAAAAGATGGAAAAAACGGGATAAACGGGAAAGATGGGAAAAACGGGATAAACGGAAAAGATGGGATAAACGGAAAAGATGGAAAAAACGGGATAGACGGAAAAAACGGGAAAGATGGGAAAAACGGGATAAACGGGAAAGATGGAATCCGTGGTCCAAAAGGCGATAAAGGAGATACTGCTGATCCCAAGCCGATTAGTTGTGGATTATCTTTAGTTTTTAATCCTATTTCGTGCGTTCTTACGGCTAATTTACGAGTCGATAAATCTTATATCACTGCCAGTGTATCTATGCTTTGCGATATTCAAAGAATAATTAATGAGATTCAAAATACAAGCCGTGCGATTAGCTTGCAATCAAGCAATAATCACATTCAAGCTATTGGTAAATCTCAAGAAATCCTAAATGAGATACTAAAACTTGATCTTGAATGTGATAATGGATTAAATGTCACGTTGCCTATTTTGAAGGGGATTCAAGTAAATGTTAACAGTAATCTCAATTTAATTAATCAAATTAATTCAAATGTTAA